AAACGAACCTTCGAATTTTACCAGCTTACGACAAGGACAATCGAACTGGTTCATTTATTTTGTACTACAAAGAACCGCACCTTCGCGGTCGAAAAGAATTAGGTGTATATCCTAAGCCGTCCTATTATGGCGGAATCACCGCGATTCAAACCGACGTGGACATTTCGAAATTCCATATGTATGAATTGCAAAACGGATTCAAGTCCGGGACGCTTATCAACTTTCCTTCAGGTTATCCAGAAACAACCGAAGAATTGAATCGATTGAAAGACAACGTCAAAGGTCGGTCACAATCGGTCGAAGACGCTGGTGAAATCATTTTGACATTCAGCAACGGACAAGATGAAGCGCCGACGGTCATGTCATTGAATGGAAATAATCTTGACCAAAGATATTTGGCGACTGAAAAAAGCGTTCAACAAAACATTCTTGTTGCGCACGCGATTACTTCACCACAATTGTTCGGTGTACGTCTTGAAGGTTCATTCAATTCAGCTGAAAGCGGTGATTTATTCAACATTTTCAAAGCGACCTATGTGAACACCAAGCAAAGACGAATCGAATGGATGTTGAATTTAATGCTTGAACTTGGCGGTTATATTGGCGAAGTTAAACTTCGCGACGTTGATCCATTGCCGAAGGACGTTCCGACAACAACACCAGTACCAACACCGACACCGATTGTTCAATCATGTCACAATAATCAATTCAGCGACGACGAAATAAAGGTGTTCGAACAATTCGGTGAATCAAATGACAAGTTCATCGTGTTACATTCCGAACCGATTGCATGGGACACACCAAGCGAACAAGTGTTTTCACGAAGTCAACAACTATTTGATAAGGTTGGCGAAATTTCAGCGACCTTGACTGGTGCTGACAAGGACGTTTTGAAACTACTTTCCGACGGTGAATCAAGCGAAGCAATCGCAAAAGCTTTGAACACTTCAGTCGAAGACGTTGCGAAAAGAATTGCGACGCTTCGTGAACTTGAAATTCTCACGAAGGGGGGTGAAGTGAACACGCTGGGAAAGTCCGTAATTGAAAACCTTGACATTCCGATTTCAAGGTTCGAAGTTCGTTACACTTACCGAACACGTCCGAATGTTCCTGATCCGATAACGCAATCACGCGCGTTTTGCGTGAAGCTTATTGAATTAAACCGAAGTTATTCACGTCAAGATATTGACAACATTTCCGTTCGTGTTGACCGCGATGTGTGGCGTTACCGTGGTGGCTGGTACACAAATCCAGACACACAAGTCACAACACCGTTTTGCCGTCACGAATGGATTCAACAATTAGTAATTGCACAATAATATGAATTATTTACTTTCCGTAGAGAATCTTAAAAAACTTGGATTGATTCACCAAAACACCGACACAAAAATTCTTGCCGTGGCGATTCGCCGAAGTCAAGACATTAATGTTCAACCAGCGCTTGGAACACCTTTGTACAAAGCTTTGTTGCAACGTGTTCAAACGAATACGTGGTCACCGACTTACCTGACATTGATGAATGATTACGTCGTGCCGTGTTTGGTCGCTTATGTTGACTACCGTTGCGCGTTACTATTGAATGAAAAGCTGACAAACAAATCGGTCGGTCGAATTGACGATGAACACATCAAAGCGAATAACACACCAGATACTTACGTCTTGCGTGACCAACTTTTGAAGGACGCACAATTCTACAAGGAACGTTTAATTGGTTTCTTAATGGACGACAACGGCGACAACTATCCTGAATACATTGATTGTTGTGGTTCACCTTCGATGTGTCATGAAAAAGTAACAAAAGACAACACTGGTTATTCACCGCTTAATTGGATCATATGAACAAACGGTTCACACCAAGTAAAAAAGACATTGAAAAACTGAACAAATACCTGAAGAATGGAAAAAACGTTAAACCAGTTAATGAAGGAATTCGAAATAATTGCGACCGAACACCGTCAAATAAACAGCTTCTTTCAAGGTGACTATCTTGACGCGGTGTCACGCGACGCGGTTGATTATCCTTTAATGGTTGTCACGTTACAACCGGGACAAATTAACGACTTCGGTGTTCAGGTGAACGCAATCATTTCGATCGCGGACAAATATAACATTCAGGAATATCGACAAATCAACGAAATTCATTCCGATTGTTTATCGATTTGCAAAGACATTCATGTCATTTTGAAACAATGGCGCTTCGAAGATTTCCTTGATGTCACTGGAACAATGGCGACGACACCATTCATCAACCGTTCACAAGACGTGACGGCTGGCTGGACAATGAACATCGCGATGAATGTTTACGACAACGAAGACTGGTGTCAAATACCTATGGACAATTATTCATTCGGCAATGATTAATCAAGACCACATTCGATTCCTTGCGGTTGCTTACTATCTTGTTAGCTATGGAACTGCGTTTTCACTTTGGTTCACTCATGAAATTTCAATGATTCTTTTCGGCTGGACAATTTTCTTTTTCAACACTTATCAAATCTTTACTGAATTGCACCACAATCAACTTGACGATGAAAACTAACTTGACTTTGCTTGGACTTTCCTTTTTATCAATTCTCGCACCAGTCACACCCATGGTGTTGATTGCGATTTGTTTCATTTGGATTGACCTTTGTGTCGGTGTATGGCGAAGTGTAAAATTGAAAGGTTGGAAATCAATCCGTTCACGCGGACTTGCAAGGACGATTTCGAAATCATTGATTTATTCTGGCGGAATTGTCGCCGTGTTCATGCTTGAAAAGTATGTGATTGCGGACTTGATTGGTATGTTCATAAGCGTTGACCTTGTGTTGACCAAGGCGTTCACATTCTTTTGTGTGTTTATCGAAATGAAATCAATCAATGAAAGCTATTTCGACGTAACAAAGAAGGACGTCTTGAAATCATTCAAAGAATTTATAACAGCAAAGAAACAAGAATGGGACGAATTCAAGTAAACGATTTGAATTTAATTCAGGAACGATTGTCACCGGGACAATTCATCGCTGAAGAACATCCAAAAACACAAGTGTATCTTCACCACACCGCTGGTGGTGGCGACGCACGAAGCGTTTCAAGATTCTGGAATTCGAATTCTTCGAAGATTGCGACCGCTTTTGTCATCGGTGAACGTGGCGAAATCGTTCAATGCTTCAGTTCGAAACACTGGGCGTGGCACTTGGGTGTTGGTTCGGAAGTCTTCAGGTTAAATAAATTACCTTTTCTTGACCTGAACAAGACGTCAATCGGAATTGAATTGACGAACTGGGGACCGTTGAAACAAGTGAATGGTAAATTTTACAACTACGTCAACCGCGTCGTTCCTTCATCCATGGTGACTGAACTTGACCGACCATTCAAGAACCACAAGTTTTGGTTCAAATATACGGACGAACAAATCGAATCGACACGAAAGCTTGTGACCTACCTTTGCGAAACATACGACATTCCTATGGATTACAACGAATCGATTTGGGACATTGATTTGTTTGCGCTGAAGAATGAAAAAGGAATTTACACACACAATTCGGTGCGGAAAGACAAATCCGATGTTTATCCGTGTCCACGTTTAATCGAAATGTTAAAGAACTTATGAAAATAATTTACGCCATTTTTATCACGTTTGCCGTCGTTTCGTGTTCATCCGAAAGGAAAGCGCAATATCATGTGAAAAAAGCGCTTAAACATGGCGCAAAATTGATTCAGGACACCGACACAATTCGAATCACAACGCTTGATTCATTTCCAGTGATCCAAAATGATACGATTGTTTGGGAAAAGTTCATCAACACAAAAGACACGGTCATCAATTTTCGAAACGTTTATGTTCCGAAGACAAGATTCCAGACACGAATTGAATATAAGGAACGAATCAAAACGCTTCGGATTGAAGGAAAAACAAAATGGAAAACAGCGAAAGCGGTTCAGGTCGTGAAATACCGAACGAACTGGTGGGTTGTATTGATTGCTTTTGTCGTTGGGTTCATCCTTCGATTTGTATTGAACAGCACTTTCATTTCGCGCGTTCAATTATTCTTCAAATATCTATGATAAAATTTCGACCAAGGTTGACACCAGACGAATTCGATGTGGTGCAACAATATCGCGCAATCAAAAACAATTGCGATGAACAAGACATCGATTTGAAGACCGTCAAACACGGTTGGTTGAAATCGAAAAAGACAAGCTTGTTTTTCAAGAATCCACAATTCGAAGACCAGCAATCGCAAAAATTGCAACAACTGAAGCTTGATATCATTGAAGACCTGAAGCAACATTCACCAGTTTATCCAGAAATCAAACGAACGAAATCAAGTGAAGGTCATTTGCTTGTCATTGATCCAGCTGACGTTCACATCGGAAAGCTTGCGACCGCGTTCGAAACTGGTGAAGATTACAATCAACAAATCGCGGTTAAACGTGTTCACGAAGGTGTTCAAGGAATACTGGACAAGTCAAGCGGATTCCAGATTGAAAAGATTCTTTTTATCGGTGGCAATGACATTCTTCACATCGACACACCGAAACGTCAAACAACTTCAGGAACACCACAAGACACCGACGGAATGTGGTACGAAAATTTTCTAAACGCGAAACGACTTTACGTTGACATCCTTGAAAAGCTGGTGACGATTGCGGATGTTCATTTCACTTTCAATCCGTCAAATCACGATTACACGAACGGCTTTTTTCTTGCGGATGTCATTCAATCATGGTTCAGGAATTGTCCGAACATCACATTTGATTGTTCAATTGCACATCGCAAGGGATTCATGTATGGTGAAAATCTAATCGGAACAACAC